ATCGAGAGGGAGTGATCCCGTTTTTTTATGGTCGTTGATTTTGTTCGCTGTTTTTGTTTCGGCGTATTTCCTGTTGATCCGTGAAGTGTTCCTGCCGGTCGAAACCGAAGGGTTCTGCGGGGTGTTTCCTGTGCCGGCGTTATGTAATTCCTCGACTTTTGGAAGCGCTTGTAGGCACTGCGTCCGTTCTTATCGTTTGTTGCGATAAAGATAGAAAGTATATTTGTGAAAAACAAGAAAAATTTATCGAAAATCAATAAAATTTTACCCCCCCCCGATAGATCGGTCGAGAGTATAATCGGCAAAACGAGATGCGACGAAGTTCAGAACCAGATGCGACTTTTAGAGGGTTGAAGTAATCCAAAACGAAAAGCGACTGAAATTTCGCACACGCGCAGAATATATGTAAAGCAAATGCACGATCCGTTTACATATCGCGGGAAATATGTAAAGCGAATCAAGAAAACATACCGTTCGAATGGCGTTTAACTGCCGCTCGAACGGTTTTTTATTTCAAGATGAATCAATACCAGCTCCATCTATTCGCCTAAATACTCACCCTGGAACAGAGATGCCTGTGCCCGTTCCTCGTAGTTGCAGACCATCCACTCCTCTTGTCTGCGGCGATTTGATTTCGAGGCACTGATCGTCCGCTCGATACGATGGATAATCCATCCGTTCTTCCGGGCATACCGGTCGATCATATCGAACGGGAACATCGTGAGCATAAACTTTCCCTTGACGGTTTCAAGCAATTGCAAGAGTTGCTCCATATTCTGTTCGTTGAATGTATCCTCATAGTGTCCGCAATCGGAGTTCACATAAGGCGGATCGACGAAATGAAAGGTATCGGGAGCATCGTAGCAGTCGATCACGTCGAGAGCGTTTCGGTTCTCAATAGTCACTCGTTCGAGCCGCTGACAAAGCCGCTCTGTGAACTCATCCTTCGCGTTACGCAGTTTCTTGGTCATTGTGCCGCTGAAGTCATATCCAAATGTCCCGTCCATCATTGACGCAAACGACATTTTACAGAGCACCCATACGGCCCATGCCCGTTCGACGGGAGTAAAGAACTGCGGATAAGAGTTGATATGTCCGGCATGGGCGTGCAGGTCCCGGCTGTGTAGTGTTTTGTTAATCTCGTGTTTGAGGTCTGAATAGTAAACTTGCATACACCAGTAGAAGTTTGTCAACTCCATGTTGATGTCATTGATGATTTCAGCTTCGGAGGGCCGTTTGGCGAACAAGACGGCCGCACCGCCGCAAAATGCCTCTGTATAGATCTTATGCGACGGGATCAAAGGCAAAATGTGCTTGAGCATTGTCTGTTTGCCGCCATAGTAGGAAATAGGGGTTCTCATAGTTTGCTATTTTATTAAAATTAGTATCTTTGCGTATCTCATCTACATACCAGCCGTCCCCTGTACAGGAAACGACACAAAAAATTACTCGCAGCAGGAGGTTTTATCCCCCGGTCGCTGCGAGTAATCGTGCATTTGTTGGTATGTAGGTGAGATGACTGCTAACAAACCGGGGGATTTTTTGTGTCCTCCCCCGAAGGACTTTATTTGTCAGATTCGATGCTGACCGTCTACTTCGTCTTTCACTTTTCTGCCGACAACCGACGTATTCCATACATGGTCCATCGCAGCCATTAAAAATTCTTCAATTAATTTACGACTGTCTCCAATGGCGGTTCTCAAATCTTTGTCCAGGTCGTATGGTCGGTATCTCTCTTATAGACATACCCGTTTTGAATACGTAATCCGGCTTTTCCGATCAGGACTTCGAAAATATCTCCCGTGAATACCGCATAGTTGCTCGATCCTTTCACAACGGCTACTCCGTTGGGAGCGATCAGGTTCTTGCGGATGTCTTTCACGAAGTTGAATTGGGCGGCATTCATCGTTGCAGAGGCCGTAAGTTTTCCGGCTGCCGATGCTTCGACCGTAATCCGGATGTAGTACTTCTGGGCTGCTCCAGTGAAAAGATATGAAATCGTCTCGTCGATATTCAAATTCGTGTTTTGGGCTTCAGCCGTGCTGTTTCGGTACAGGGGATCGGCTTTCCCCGTCAAAGCGTTTACCACCTCGATCTTTACGCCCCCGCCACCTCCTTCGGCATTGCCTGTGATGCGGGCTGTAATCCGGGCTGACATCTGTACTCCCTGCCCACAGGTAAACGGCGGACTTGACTCGTAAACATTTCGGACAAAAGGATTGCTTTGTCCCGTAGCCAGTGCGCTCACTTCTTTCGTTTCTATGACACCCGGTACACTCACAGCACCCAGAACCTGCGATATGGACGTAATTCTGTATGGGGTGAGTATGATTTTATCTCCGCTTGCGGCCGCATCGCTCACCTCTACGGAATCGTTTTTGACCTGCAGGATTCCGACGGTTCCTTTGGTTGCGTGTACTTCCCCGTCGGCGTGTACTCTGAACACGGCTTTTTTCCGGTTTGTGTAGTCGGCTCCCGACCAGAAGGGCACATCGTCTTCCTGCAAGCCGCTCACGCCGGCCGTCACGTCGCCTTCAGCATTTTTCAGCAACATCACATTGGTCATTATCAGACCGCCTTTCACCTCGGTACTTCCGTCTTCCATAGCCTTCTTGAGGTACTCTGTCGATTTGATGGATTCGTCTATCGCGTCGTCGATCAAGTCCGACATGTTGCTGCTTATTTCATAATAATCGGAGAATACTTTTCTGAACTCGGTGCCGGTTATCTCGGATGTCGTACTCATATCGGCCAGCAGGGGCGTGAGATAATCTTCGAGTGCCTGGAAATAGACCGTAAATGAATCCGTGGGGACATCATACTTTTCGGCATTCGCCATGATGCTCCAGTATTCGCCTTGAATCCGCACCCATTCATTAGCCACCTGCTGTTTGTCGGATGGCGTCAGGCTCGAATCCGAGGCGATGTAGTCCACATTCAGCTTCACCTGCTCGATCTGCGCCTGCACATCCTCCTCGGCCGTGATATACCCCGTGGGGGCTTTGTTGCCTTCCGTAAGCTGAATGTCGTAGAGATACATGGAAACACCTTTGTTGATATACATGTATATCTTCTGTACCACACGCGAAGCATCGATGGTGTGGACCACTTCATATACTCCTTCCGTTCCCGCCGGAGGAGCGGAAAGCACTTCTTTGGTGCCGTCTTCGTATGCGATACGGAACGTAATTTCGGCGCCCTGCTTGATCCGGGCTTTGAAGACGTACGGAGTATTCGGCTTGTATTTTATCTGGCCGCCGAAACAGTCGGGGACCGTCGAAACCTGGGAGGCGTTGGTTGCGACAAGCCCGGCCTGAATAAGTTTGCCCCAATTGACACACAAATATGCTCCGTCCGCGTCCGCCCCCGAAGTTACGACATCCGTAACGCCCTCTTTGGCGCTGTTCCATTCCCGGATAAACTGCTTGGCGATATAGTTGCGGGCGCCGACTTGCAGGTTGTCCACCGCTTCGTCAGCCTGCTTCTGGGCCACGAGGTTAGAGAAGCGGCTCACCTCGGCGTAGTAATCGGCGAATTTCTGGTTGAAGGTGTCGGGGACGATCGTCGTGTCGGTGTCCGAGGTCAGGCCGATGCTACTCAGGTAGGCTGCGAGAGCATCGTAAGCTCCTTTCAAAGCCGTTATCGATACCCCGAAGGATGTTGCATCCGTCTGGTATTTGGCATACTCTTTCTGTATCTGCGACCATTGCTGTCGCACGGCGGGTTTTTCCTCTTTGGATAACGTACCGTCTGAAGACATGGCTGCCAGTCGTTCTTTGGCTTCGTTGGCTGCCGTATCATCGGTGTATTTGGATGCTTTGTCCCAATCCGAGCTTTCGAAATTGCCCGTTGCACGGGATTCGATACAGCGCATGATGTCGCCACCTTCGCCCTGCGTCCAGATGTCACCCACATCGTAGGGTGTAGTCGGTGTTACGACGAATACACGACGTTTGGCATCGGCCGTGTCCTGCGCCCGCGCCGCCTCTTGCAGGGCCTTTACCGCATCGCTGTCGGCGATCGGCGTCCATTTATAGGTTCCGTCCTCTTCTTTTACCCACCGCCACGATTTGCCCGCATCGGGGTTCGTCATCTCGTCGCTCGATATGGTGAAGTGAATCTGCGGGTATTCCGCCGGAGTGATTTTGGCATTATCGGTTTTGCGGATGACAAAAGCCATGTAGGGATTGTCGCTTCCGACGGTATAGCTCTGGCTCCATACGTAACTTGCTATAACCGCTCCGGATGACGCTATCGGATTGTAACCCATCGTATAGCCTTCGCCCACCGACAGTACGGCGCCTTTGGGTATTCCTCCGACCGGAGTTTTGAGCCGGATGCGGGTGCTGTCGGCGATTTTGATCTGATCCCAGGTCTTAATGCCGTCGATATAGGATGCACCGACGCTTCCCTGCTCCCAGCAGCCTGCGTCCGTCGGGTCGAAATTCGCGGGCAGCGTATTGGTGAACGTGTCGCCGATATGGTTTTCCTGCTCGCCGTCCGCTATCCATGTTTGGGCCGGTTCATTGTAAAGCGAGGGAGTATAGGGATAGAACCAGTTTTCCACGACACCGTCCAGCCGTTTGTTGATCTCGGACAATTCGCCGGGCAGCGTGTTATCGATGTAATCTTTGGCTTGCTGAGCTTTGCGATCGGCGGAATTGGCAGTGGCCTGGGCTTCGGTGGCCGTCTGATCGATCTGTTCGATGTCGAACTCCTTCTGGAACTGTCCCGTCGCGGGGTCGTAGAGCTTGCCTTGCTTCCAGCCTGCCTCCGGGGTGAAGGCCACGCCGACGCCGTCGTCGCCGACCAGCCGGAACAGCTTGCTCCGGGTGTCCAGCAGTGCCTTCTTGTCCAGGCTGCTGATCATACCTTGCAGATAGATATTATCCAGATAGGCCGAATAGCCCGACATCTGGATCCCGAAGACGGAGAGGTTCGTAAGGTCACCGAACTGCGCGGCGATATTCTCGGCCGTGAACTCCCAGTCGCTGACATTGCGGAGATAACGCTGGTAGGTGCGCGTCGAGTAGCGCGAGCTCTGCCGGGCGGGATTCGTGAATGAGCCGTAGGCCACGAAGGTCATCGACTCCATCGGATCGATCTGCTTGGTAAAGGTGGCCGACAGGGGACGCAGCTCGTAGCGGAACTGCTCGTTGCGGTCGCCCAGGACCTCCGTGATACGGAAATAGACCGTGGCGAAGCCTGCGAAAGAGAAGTTGCCTCGGCCGTCGTCGGAATCTGCCGTCGCATTGTTCGACGGGTCGAAGTCGTGGAAGATGCCCATACATATATCCCCGACCGCTACGGCGCCGATCTCGCCCTCTTCGAGTTTGAGCGTTACGAGCTTCTGATCCTTGTCCACGCTCTCGATCACCCCGGCGCCCGGAGCGCTCCAGTCGTCCCCGACGCTGATGCCCACACGGTTGTACCGAAGCTCCGGAACCTCCAGAAAACGACGGATGAAGAGGCTCTCCAACTCGCCGGCGCCTCGGCCGTCGATCTGTGCACCGAAGCCGGTGATGCCGCTGGCGAAGTCGCTTGTACGGAATCCCTCGTCGAGCTGCTGCCGCTTAAGGAATCGGGTGATTCCTTCGACCGTACCTCCCCGGCGCTTGTTCAGAAATTCCCGTTCGCTCTTACGCGACGAATAGAGCGTCGTGTCGCTCGCCGGTGTTTCCTCCCACGATTTAATGATATCAGGAAATTCCGATGAAACCTGCCGGGTTATCTGCGTCACTTCCGAAATCTGATTTTCGATGCGGGAAATACGGCCTGTGGAGAGGACATCGCTCATTTTGAGAGTCATGCTTCCGGGCTGAACGACGGAGCGACTGATCGCGACGATACGGATATCGCGGTATCCGGTATCGGGAAAAAACTTGTCGCTTCCGAGCCGAATCCGTTGTCCCGGCTTCAAATCGAGGTTTCTTTTATAGACAACCGTAAAATCCGTCGATGCCTGGAACACGGATATATCTTTACGGCTGTCGGCCATAAAGGTATCTACCGCAGTTTTGAATTCCTGTTCGGCCGCAGGATAATAACTGTCCGGCATACTGATATTCCAGAGCACGTATTCGTTCCCGGGAGCCGGGACCAACGGTTCCGACGGCAACTGCATATCGTTGTCGTAGGGCCATTGGGTGATGATCTCGAACTCCTTCTTTTCCGAGTCGTAATTCACTTCGAACTCCCGTCCGCGAAGCTCTCCGGTCTGAAAGGTTACCCGTTTGACGAGGCCGCCTATTTCGTATTGATTGGGATCGAACGGAATGTCGGGATCGGTGAAATACCAGACCGTAAACGGAGAGCCGTCATCGCTTGTGCGCTCTTCGGACCGTACGGAACCGACCGTACCGATCCGGCGGGGATATATCGCATCGAACGCTTCCTGCTCGAAATATTCGATGATACCGAGGTGGGTATCCTGTTCGACGTACTTTGCCCCGTCGGGCAATTGCAGCCGGGCATGTCCGTACCGATCCGGATCGATGTTGCGGGAGGAGCCTACCGGGAAGAGCCGAGTGAAAAATTTCACGCCATCGGCCATGCTCCGTTCGATTCCTCCGATCAATCCGTCGCCGTAAGACAACGGGACAGGCTCGCCGAACTCACAGCGGGATATGTTGAGCGTCATCCCGTCGAACCACCACTCTGTCCCGGCGGCAGACGACAATTCCGAAAGAGCATCGGAGGCGTACTTTCCCGTATATTCGATATCGATGTACTCCGATACGACCACTTCTCCGACTTTCCATTCGGTCGTCCCCATTTTGCGGTTCATGTTAGCGATAATCAGCGCCGCATGTTCGCGTGCCGGTGCCGTGAGTGTCAGAATCGGATTGTCGTCATCATCCGGATTGACCATCAGGACCTGCGTGGTGAGTCCTTCGACCCCCGACAGTTGCACCGAATAGCTCCACTCGCTGTCGCAGTTCATCTTCGGCTGATAACGTTCGAGAATCCAATAACGCCGTCCGAGGAAGTCCGCATAATCGTAAACTTCGAGCGTGACGCATTCGAAGGCCGTGAAGGAGAGCGAGAGGACACTCTCCTCCTGTATGCCGCAGGTTGCAGCACTGTTACTATCGGGAGAGACCGTCAGCTTCAAATTCCCTTCTTTCGAATATATTTTGAGTTCCATTTTTTGAAGATTTGAACGTGACCTTTAGATCGACGCAGCGAGTTCGAATGTCGGCTTCGGCTCCCGGAATTTCACCGAGAAGGTCGCCGCAACCTCTCCCTTTCCGAATGGCGCCAGTTGTGAATAATCCGAAAATCCGGTCATATAAACCCGGAATTTCAGCCCTACGTCCGTCAGATGGAGCGCCAGCCACCCGTCGTCGCCCTCCTTGAGAAATTTCACGAACGAGGCGTAGCGCGTGAAGAACGAAACATCGTTCGAGGCGACGATGGCGAATCGCAGCGTAATATCACGGGCTTCATAAGTCTGCGTCAGTATATCGGGCATACGGACGCCGTCCTCCTCCCGAATGGAAACCTCCGCCTGCTGCTTGAGAGCCGGAGGTGCGAGCAGCGAATCGTAGTTGTCGTGTCTGTCTTCGGCGGTTTCCGCGAGGAAAGCCCCGAAACGGGCATATACATCCGTTTGGTTGATCAGCAACAGTCCTTCGAGTATTTCAGCCATAATCAGATCGCTTTTAATCCGTCGCGTTTTATGGTTTGCAACAGTTCATAGATTCGGGGTATCGGTTCGGTATTTTCCCGGATGGCATTCATCGCTTCGAGCGATCCTTTGAGAACCGGGACAATACCTTCGATGTTTTCGTCGATCTTCGCGGAATGGATCTGTACCGATGTGACCAGTCCTTCGACGCGGGAGAACGAATCCTGCGTTACGGTCTGAATGGCTCCTGTCTTACCGCTCTGCTGCGAAGTGCCGGCTTCCTCGTCGATCGAAAGTCCGTTCTCTTCTGCAATGCGGCGGAACTCTTCCCACAGACGATTGAAATCGTCCTGTTGATCCATGGCATCCGAAACCAGCGATTTCATCGTTTCGCTCCATTGAGCGAACCGCTCTTCGTCGGAAAGGTCGCTCTGCATGACCTCTTCGATGCGTTTTTGGGCATCTTCGAATACCTTACCGAGCGTACTCGAATAAATCATATCCTTGGCCAGCGAGCGCAGGGCCTGCCCGACGCTGTCGGTAAAAGTATCCGCCGCATCGGTGCCGTTTTCGAAAGCATCCACCAAAGCATCGGTAAGCGTACTGCCCAGATCGCCGAAAATATCCTGCAAATAATCCCGGACCGCAGTCAATGCCTCTTCATAGGTTTCCCAGTCGTCCACCATTTCGCGGAGCATCTCCTGATTCTCCCGTGCCAGGTGCTGGAAAGTTTCTCCGCCCTCTTCGACGAATTGCCGGAGCGCGTCCATATCGACTTCGCCATCCGTGAATAATTCGGGAAGCAGCGAACCGAGGGACTGATATTTTGCCGAGCGGAACCAGGTCGAGTGACGTGTCTGAACCTGCATGTTGGCGATCGAATCGGCAATGTTCTCCCAAGTTTTTTCGTACCTGAACAAGCCCGAAAGTCCCGTGCCGGCTCCGCCTCGCCACTCTCCCGGCAACTGATATTTTTCTTCCCCGCGCGAGAGGATTCTCTCCCGGACTTTCTCCAGCTCTTCAAGCGAGGTGCGCACTACATCGATATTTTGCTTGTAACGGTCGTACACCCGATCCCCGAAGATATTGTCGAATTCATCGGAGTCGATACGGCTGCGCTCTTTCATGATCCGAAGTTCTTCGTTGAACTCGCGGGCCAGACGAAGGTTGCGCTCCATCGAAGTTTCACCGCCCTCGAACAAATTGACAATAGTGGTCAGCGCACCGATACCGGCCGATATGCCTCCGAGAATTCCGGAGGCCATGCCGAGCGTGTTCGATGCGGCTTGAGCTTTCCGGTATGCCTGAACGGCATTGATGATTTGCAGGGTAGAGCCGGCGATATCTCCTGCGGTGGCGATGATGGTTCCTCCGGCTCCCCCGACGGCATCGCCGACCTCATTGAAAGTGCCGATAACGTCGGTCAATACGCGGTGAAGCTCCGTCCAGGAGGTCGTATCGGTAGTTTCCTGTTCCGTTTTGTTCTGTTTTTTTGCCAGATACCGCCGTTCGGCCATGCGGAGTTTGGCCCGTGCAACGGCGATGGTATTACCGTCATCCGGCGTCTCGCTTTGCAGGTTCTCCAGCTCTTCCTGAGCTTCGATCACCAGGCTTTCCAGCTTTTTGACCGAGGCAGCGACGACCCGGTCGGCCCAGGCTTCGAATTCCGGGAACTGGCTTGCAAATTGTTCCGTGAAGTCGTCGAGCGCTTTTTGTTTGGCCTCGCGAGCGAGTTGCTGGGCCTCCGGATTTGAGGCAAGAGCGGCAATATCTTGATCGTATTTCCGGGCGATTCGCAGACGCCCCTGCTGGTAGGTTTCGTACTTCTCCAGCAACTTGGCGTATGAAGCCTCCTCTTTCTTATCGACATCCGCAAGCTCTCTGTCCCGAATTTCCGCAGCTTGGGCTATTGCAGCGGCCGTGCCAGCCATAAAGGTTTTCTCCGCATTCGAATCGATATCGGCCCCCGACTCCCGGAGTTTGCGAATCAGCGCGAGCGTCTGTTGTTCCTGCCGCTCATATTCCTGACGGTTTTTCTCGTAATTGAGGCGGATCGCTTCCCGTTCCCGGTCGAATTCGTTTTCAATCAACTCGGCCCGCTGGTCGTCGAGGCTCTGCTGTTGGCGACGTACGGCCGCCTTATACTGTTCTTCGAGTTGGTCGATGGAAGTCGGTTCGGGATCGGTCGTCGTGCCGGACGGGTTTTCCAGCAACTGGGCCTGCTCCGCCACGGCAGCCAATTTCGTCCGCTGCTCTGCGAGGAATTGCAGAAATGCCCCGAGGTTGCCATCGAATTTCTCCTCTATCTCATCGATAATCTCTTCTCCTCCTTTGTTCTTCCTGATCTCTTCAAAAATCCTTTCCTGCCAGTAAGAAACACTTTCTTCTGCATCTGACAGAATGTCTTTCGCCTGTAAGAGATCTTTGCGTGTTTGGGGATCATAGCCTGGTTGACGCCATGATTTCGCATAGTAGATTTTCCGTTTGTCAGCAACATCCTTTTGGGCCTCGAGGTATTTGTCATAAGCCTTTCGGAATTGTTCGATATCCGGTGTGTTATTGAAGAACAGCTCTTGCTGTTCGATATCCACCAGGCTCTTGAAAGCCGCCTGTGCTTTGGCGTATTTGTAAATGTTTTTGATCAGCTCCTCGTAAGCGTCATTCGCTTGTCCGAGCATGATTTGCTCGTCGGAAAGATTCTTGAAATAACCCGAAAACTCCTCTTTGAGTTTGCGCACGGCTTCCCGGCGATCGTCTGTGGCGCGGGCGTTATCCGTCGCGGCCCGGTAGAGAAGATTCAATTTTACGACCTCCTGCTGGGCGTTTCGAGCCCCTTCGAGCATCGTATTCTGAAAACGTTCGGAAGCCATGCGAGCGGTGTCGAGCGCCTTCTTTCCCCGAAACAGATTCGCTACCCAGTTTCCGATCTCCTTGCCGTACGCTACTGTCAGCGTGATTCCGACGGCTAACGCCGTTTGCCAGGATAGAAGGGACGAAAGGACCTGCCGCCACACGGGGACGCCTTTCTGCCCGCTGGCAATCATCGCCTCGTACTCTTTACGCGCACGGGCCAGTTCGTCGGTGAAGATCGGCAGGTTGTTCGAAATGGCCATGAAGAACATTTGAGGCCCCATCGACAATACCGGCAGCTCCCGGGCCAGTTGTTGGATCGACATGTTCAATCCGTTGTAAGTCCTTACGGCTGCCGGAGCGCTTGCAGGAACCAGATCGGTGCGTTTGGTCGCGGCTTGCAAAGCCTGGAGCTGCCGCTGCAATGCTTCTATCTGACGGATGTTTTCCGTCTGATCCATTTCCGGCGTCTGGGCTATGACTTTCTGAAGTCGCACAATTTCATCCTTCAAAGCCTGAATACGGCCTCGCGCCTGCGCGGCATCCTTGTCCACGGCATCAATCCCGCCGGAAACTCCGGAGAGTCCCTGGCGGGTATTGTTCTTTACGAGGAATTCTATCTCGACGGGTTTCATTGCAAGTTGAGTTTCGATTGAAAGAGTTGTGCGGTATCGGGTTTTCCCGTTGCACTCCCGGCTTCCGTACATTCGGCCGGGACGCTTCGATAATGCGGGGCATCGGCCAGCATCATGGCCAGTGTCTGGAAATTGACCTTCCACAGAATGTAATGCACCGACCATCCTGTTGCGGAGGCAATTTGCCAAACGATTCCGAAGGGGCTATGGGAACTCTCGTAAACGGTTCTTAACTCCCCTTTCCTGCTCTTTTGGGGCGGCTCGCTTCGTACCGGAAGGGATCGATCCTCTCGGCCGATTCGATAATACTCGTAAAATCCCGCGTGCCCCGCATTCTGCGGAACCAGCGCTGGGCTTCGATCCGGTACTCGGAGGGTACCTTCCACCGGATCAACCAGGCCACCACGGGGGCCAGCAGGAGTCCGGACAGATAGCCGCGACATATCGTCAGCGCAAGGATCAGCGAAAGGCGTTTGGCATGCCGGTCGAAAAAGGCACGCTCCTCGTCTTCGGAGAAAGCATCCCATTCCCGGGCCGTGATTCCCAGCTTCAGGTAGTGGCGTACGATGCGCATCTGCCCTCCCAGGCAGGGGCGCCGCATCGTTACGCGCAGCACCCACTCCCGGCCTCCGGGCAGGCGGAACCGGAGAAGAGGCAGCAGAATCCCCACATCGAGCAGAGCTTCCGCTGCCTCCAGTTCTACATTGCGTTTCATGGCTTAGGCATTGGGCTGCGAAAGCGATACGGTAGCTTTTGTTTCAGGATCGGACTCCAGGATGAATTCCAGTTGTCCGGAGCGGGGCGATTCCGTGGAATTGGCTTCGGCGATCACCGTGACGCGTCCGTTTATGACTTCCACCGAGAAGCCTTCGGGCACAGCACCTACCGAGAACGGACCCGATGCTTCGATATCGACCGGGAGGCTGCCGCCTGCCTGTTCGAAGGTCAGCGACGTCGGGTCGGCCTCGATGAAGGGCTCCGTCGGCAGAATCGAACCGGGCGAAGAGCCGTCCAGCGGGGCCAGGACCTTCAGTCCGAATTCGATGCCGAGGACGTTTTCGCCGCCCAAGCCGCCGCGAATCTTCGAGGCACGCAACGAAACGCGCTTGAGTTTGACGGTCTTACCCGTACCGGTCAGAATGCGCATATCTCCTTCGACACGCATCGAGCTGGCGGGCATTTGCCACTCCTCACCCGCGACTTTGCCGCCCATCAGATCGACGCAGTTCTGGGGAACCATTTCGATCATCTTTCCGGTAATCTCATTCGTCGCGGCTCGCGTTTCGATATCCAGCACGGGACTGGTCCGAATCTGTGCGGCCCAGAGTTCGACGGTCTGGGCGTCTTCACCGCCCCAGTCAAGGCCCTCTTCCGAAATGTTCCCCATGCGTCTGCCGTTGAAATAGACAGCGTCGAGCAGCATCAGATAGCCGTCGTTAGTTTGAATTACAGATCGTTTAGACATAATTAAATTGTTTTGAAAAGTTTTGCAAATAAGTTTGTTTTATGAGCCCACCAGCCGCCGAGACATCCGATAACGATTCCGAAAAGCATCCACCTTCCCCGATAGGCCGGGGACCGCGTTTGTTGTATTGCTGTTTCCGAAGATTGATGCCTGGAGACTTCGAGGAGTCGGTCGTATGCTTCCCGGGTTTCTGCCAGACTCTCCTTCAGAGAATCTGCATATCGGTCCTGCCGGGCCGAGGTCGCTTTGTAATATTCGACTCGTCGGGCAAGCGAATCGCTGCGTGCTGAAATGCGGATGGTATCCCCGTCACGCCGGGCTTCGAGCGTCAGCCGACCGTCACGGGCAACATAGGCCGCCCCCTCCGGCAGATTACGGAGGCTCTCCTCCGTCACCGTCACCGCTGCTGTCCGAAGCGGAATCGCCTCCGTCCGCAGCGCCCGCAGCACAGAGGTCTCCTCCGATCGAGAGTTCATTGCCGCTCGTGCGGTTTGCTCTACGGCGTTTTGTGCGCCGCGCTGCATGTGCGACACGGTATCCGTCCTGTTCTGCGTCCCTGTCGAGAGGAGCTTCTTCGTCGCAGTGCAACTTGCCAGCAGCAGGATGGAGAGCAGCAAAAAGAGTCTTGTCTTCATACGAATTTCGTTTTCCGATGGTCTTGCGGAGGCGCTCCACCTCTTTGGTCAGCCGGTCGATGCGTACGAGCATCTCTTCCTGGTTGGCCTTGAGGTCGATGTTTTCCCGCCGCAGTTGGATGTTTTCCTCGAGAATCTTCTTGTTTTCGCCCGAAAGCAGGTTGATCGAACTCTGCAACTCTTTGAGAAAGTCGTTGTTCTGTTTGCGGCGCGAGAAGATCCAGGTGAAAACGCTGCCGAGGAATCCCCCGGGAAGTGCGAAAGCGAGTATCTGCATCCAAATGCTGTCCATCGTTCAATCGGTTTTTGAAAGTTAGTTTACGCCCGTTCGATCATGCGTGCAATCTTCGAGATCAAATCCGCGTAGGCTGCGGGTTCTGCCGTACAGTACCCGGCCTTGGCAATCTCATAAGCGAAGCGTGTTATGTCGTTACGATACGCCCAGGCTGCTGCGTAGCGTTTGGCGGAAAGTATCTTCGCATGGTCGCGGATGCCCTCCTCCGGTGTGTCGTAGTCGCGGAACTTGCGATCGACCTCGTAACGGTAGCGTCCGTCGGAGGTCCGGGTGATCGAATAAACCTTCTCGAATCGTCCGCTCTGCCGGTCATCCGAAAAGTATTCGAAGGTCCGTTCGGTTCGCCGCTTTCCGGTCCACTTATCTCCGGCCGTAATGCCGAAGAGATTATTTCCGATAGCATGATCGCCCCATCCGCTTTCGAGGGCGGCCTGCGCCGCAACAAACAGAGGATTCAACCCTGTTTCGGCGCAGACCCGCTCGATTGTCGGATAATAGGTGCGCTTGAAATCCGCCGGTTTCATGGCTATGCGGAGTAAGCGGCTTGTTTTACCTCGAGGTTTTTGGTCACTCCGCCGAGCTTCACGCTCACCGTGCCGGTGCGGGCCTCACCTTCGGCTTCCTGTGCAGGAACCGTCACCTTGAACTGCCCCTGTTCTTTGGTCGTCGTGATCCATGCGGCGGACGGGGTTACAGTCCAGTCCTCCGAAGGAGCTTCGACCTTCACGGTCTGCTCTCCTCCGTCATCGGTGAACTCCGTAAGCGTCGCAGGCGTCAATGTGACGGTGCGTGTGTCGAGCAGCACAGCGAGTTTTCCCCAGACGATGTTGGTATCGATTTTCATCAACATCTTGAAGAAGAACCGTTCGCCGGCATTGGACACACGATCGACCTTGATTGTCGTAGTGTCGGATACCAAATTGCAGGCTGCCCAAAGGTTCGAGTCGATGTCGAGGCTGGCGATTGTCGCCACGATCACTCCGTCCGGCCAGTTTGCCAGGCCCTCGATACGTTTACCTTTGAATCGAGGTGCATTGACGGACGTAGGATCCTTGCCCTTGCCCGAATCCGTAATTTCGTCGTCGTAAGCATCCAGGTCGTTAACCGACATCAGGAAGCAGAAATTCGGATTGTTGCGCATCGCCGCAGGAACTTTGGCCCAGACAGCACGCAAGCGGTCGAGTTGCTTGGTTTTGGTGGTCGTGGCCAGGATCGTTTCCTTATCGGCTGCGATACGCGTCAGGATGCCGTTGAAAAATTGCTCCTCTCCGTCGCCCTGCACACCGTTGATGAAGTGGTAACCCAGTTCATTTTTGGCTACTTTGGCGATTTCGAGCAGCATCTGTTCCTGAACATTGGTCGGCAGTTCTCTGAAGACCAGCTCTCCCGTAGGTTGAAAGGGCTTCCAGAACTTCTCGAATGACCTGGGGTTGAACTCCGTGTAGGCCATCACGTCCTGGGGCTGCAACACGCGTTCGTCGATGGTGAACTGACCTTTCGAATTCTCAGAAGTCGGCTGCTCGACGCGCTTTTGCAGAATTTTCGAAAGCTGCATGCGCGGAATCGAATATTTGTCGCCTACGTTCTGCTCCATGTGGATCAGCCCGCGTTCGAACAATTCGTTCCCTGTCGTTACCAGCGTAAGCAGGCGGTTCAAAAATTCACCGCCGTAGTTGGTTTGAATAGAAGGATTTTGTGCCATAATCGTGTGAGTGTTAGATTTGTGAATTAGCGTCCCAACCGTTTGCGGACTTCTTCTTTGCGCTCTTCCAAAGGATCCGAAGACTGTACGGGATCTTTGTCGAGCTGGTCGAAGATGCGGCGCTTGGGTTTCAGGGATTCGAAATACGCCCGAGCCTTCGCTTTGTCCGCACGCAGCATTGCCACGGCGTTCTCTTTCTGATCTGCCTGAATACGGCCGTCTTGTACATATCTTTCGGCCGCGTTGCGAATCTCGGTATCTTCGGTTTCCTGCTCTCGGCGATGAAATTCTTCGTTTTCCGCTTTCAGCCGATCACGTTCCTCTTTCAAAGAATCCCGCTCGGTGCGAAGAGCTTCCGTTTCTGCCGCCATACCTTCCAGTTCGGCCACTTTTTCAATGGCCGCAGCTTCGTCGGCGCAATCGACGAAGCGCGGACGAGCCTTGAGTTTGTTGAACATAGTTTTGTTTTTTGGGGTTTGTACTTCGAGTGAATTGAGATAATGTTGCGTGTAAGCATCGCATATCTGCCGGGGAGTAGCCTGCGATGCGGCGGGAGTATCCGGTACATCGGTATCGAAAATATCATCGACGAAACCCAGACGAAGAGCTTCAGAAGCTGTCAGCCAGTGATCTTGCCCATCGAAATATGAGTCGCGGATCTGTTCGGCACTCTGTCCGGTACGTTGTGCGTAGATATCGCACAGAATGGCCTCCAGTTGTTCCATCTCGGCCGCATAACTTCTGATCTCTTCGACGGTCCCGGCTGCGGTACCATGAACCGAATGGATCATGAGGCGTCCGTTCGAGGCGATTTTCACACGACGACCACAACCGGCGATGACGGAAGCTGCGCTGGCAGCCAGGCAGTCGATATAAATAGTGATGTCCGCCCGCGAAGCACGCAGGGCGTTGAAGATGGCCAATGCGGCATATACTTCGCCTCCGACGCTGTTGATACGCACATCGATTCTGCGGCCTTCATGTTCGGCTGTCATCAGCTCCTTGACGATGTATTCAGGCTGTACGCGTCCCCAATCCCCGATATCACCATAGAGCATAATGCAGCAACCATCCGTACCGTCGATGATGTTCACGATTTGATGTTTCATGGTGCATTGATTTTGACGCAAAATTGAGCGCTATTTCAACACTTTGCAAACCGTTAAAACATCATAAAACTTTATATATCAATGATATTATTATAAAGTGTATCTGCTGTTCCGTCGGTTTGAAAACCCCCTTTTTAGATGTCATTTTTGCATCAAAATCCAATGAACGATGAATACGATATCCCGACAGCAGCAGAAAGAATTCGCCCGTACACTCTACCTGCGTGAGAATCTTACGCAGGCCGAAATCGCCGAGCGCGTGGGAGTCAGCCGGCAAACCGTCATCCGCTGGGTGGGAGCCGAAAAATGGGACGAACTGAAAGCGTCGATTTCCATGACGGCGGAAGAGCAAATCCGAAATCTGCAACGGCAGGTCATCGAAATCAATAACTCGATTCTCAACAGAGAGTCGGGAAATCGCTATGCCAATGCTAAGGAGGCCGATACGATCGTCAAGCTGACAACCGCCATCAATAAGCTGCAAACAGAAGCCGGAATTCATGAAATCGTAGGGGTAGGAGCTGCATTCGTCGATTTCATGCGCCCGATAGACTTGGAAAAAGCCCAAGAATTCACCCGATTGTTCGACGCCTTCATCAAGGCTAAAATGACAAAACGATGAAGCAGATAGACCGCGACGCCCTGCGATATTGGGAAGAACTCAAGCACTCCATCTACAATGCGACGTCGATCGACGAGGCCATGACGCAAGCCGAGATCGAGCGGCACCGTACCCAGTTGGAAGCCGACCCGCAGGCATGGATCAGCTTTTTCTTTCCCCAATACGCCAAATATCCCTTCGCACCCTTTCAGTTGCGTGCCATCCGCCGTGTATTGACACATTCCGAATGGTTCGAAGTTCGTAGTTGGAGCCGGGAGCTGGCGAAGTCCACTATCGGAATGTTCGAAGACCTTTACCTCGCGCTGACACGACGTAAAAAGTTTTTCGTCATAGCCAGCAACACCAAAGAGGCTGCGGTGCGCCTGTTAAAGCCTTATCGGGCCGAACTGGAAGCAAATCGGCGCATCAGGCAATACTATGGAGAACAGCAGACCTTCGGACAATGGACGGAGAACTTTTTCAAAGCCCGATGCGGCGCGAGATTCATGGCCATCGGCGCCGGAGAAACACCGCGCGGTGTAAAAAACGAATCCGTGCGTCCCGACGTGTTGCGTGTCGATGATTTCGACACCATTCCCGACTGTCTGAATCCCGATATCCTCACTCAAAAATGGACATGGTGGGAAAAAGACCTTTTCCCCACCCGCTCCGTATCGGAAGGTACGTTGGTCGTGTTCAATGGCAACATCATCGCCGAAGATTGCTGCGTAAAACGTGCCGGAGCTATTGCGGATCATTGGGATATCGTCAATTTGCGGATGGTGGATCCCAAGCGTCCGAACGGAATCGCGGACTACCGCGAAGGACACTCCGTATGGCCGGAAAAGAACAGCGAAGAGATGATCGACCGCGTGTTGTCGAAGATGAGCTACGTATCGGCAATGGCCGAGTATTTCAACACGCCCATCGCCGAGGGTAAAATATTCGAACATCAGTTTTTCGGAAAAATTCCTCCGCTTACCAGATTCCCGTTCTTGATGATCTACGGAGACCCCGCACCCTCGCAGAAACGCAGCGCTGCGGGTGGCTCGTTCAAATCCGTATGGCTTACCGGAATGCTCGACGATGTACTCTACATAATCAAAGGAAGACTGTTCCGAGGGCTGAACGACGATTTTATCAACGCCTACTTCCACTTGTTCCAATATGCCGGAGCCGGGTTGAAAGTTCCTGTATATTGTTTTATGGAAAACAACTCCTTGCAGGACCCATTCTTCCAACAAGTGTACAAGCCGCTGCTGGCACTTAAACGCAGGGAAACGGGAATCAATCTTTCGATCCTCCCCGATACGGCGGTCAAAGGTGACAAAGCCATGCGTATAGAAGCCAGCCTCGAACCGCTCAACAGGGCCGGACGGCTCGTATTCAACGAGGCCGAAAAGAACAATCCCGACATGCAGGAGCTGGCAAAGCAGTTCCGACTCTTTTCGATGAAACTTACCTATCCGGCCGATGGTCCCGACAGCATCGAAGGAGGATTCCGCATGATTCGGAGCAAGCGCAGCGTTTTGGCGCCCCTGACGATCGTTGCGGCAAAGGATTACCTGACCAATAAACACCTGATATAATATGGCTGAATTCATCACTATCGATGATTACGATGCCACGGTGCATCGCGAAATCCTCGACGCACTGGTGCGTGAGGACGAAAACGTAATTGAAATCTGCGAAGACCGCGCGATCGATGAGATGCGCTGTTATATGTCGCAAGTTTACGACTGTAACAAGATTTTCGCCGCTCGTGGCGAAGAGCGCAGCCAAATCGTACTGATGTTCGCCCTTGACATCGCTGTATATCACATCTTTTGCATCCACAACCCGCACAATATGTCTCAAATACGCATCGACCGATACGAGCGGGCTGTCGAGTGGCTGAAAGGGATTCAAAAGGGACAGATACGAGTTGACGGGTTACCGCCGGCTCCCGTTGCCGAAGGCGAAAGCCCTTCGACTCCTTATCTGGTATCGAGTAATCCGAAACAACATAACTTCATGTAGTCATGGCTCGCAAGAAAAACAAAACGATAACCGTAGGCGGCACTCCGGGACTGACCGGACAGGCTCCGGCGACAATCATCCTCACGGCACCCCAGATCGGAGGTGTCGATATTGCGTCCTATATGCGGGCGATCCGTGATGCCGACCGTATCGACTATCCCGACCGGGTCCGCCTGTACAATCTTTATATCGATCTGCTGAATACCGACGCCCATCTCAACGCCGTGATCAACAAACGCCGGGCGGCATTGCTCGATCTTCCGATCGTATTCCGTCGGAATGATCGCATCGACGAGAAGGTGCAGGAGCATTTGCGATCGCCCTGGTTCAGCAACTTCATCCTCGATATTCTCGACGCGAAACTGTGGGGATTCTCGCTCTTTCAGTTCCGTCGGGACGGCGAATGGCTCGATTACGATTTGATTCCACGCAAGCATGTCGATCCCGTGCGGCGCCTGATCTTCATGCGCGAACAGGATATCACGGGCGACAGCTGGGACGAATTCGCAGATCTGCTTTTCGTCGGGAAACCCCGAGATCTGGGGTTGCTGGCCCAAGTGATGCCCTACGCCATCTATAAACGTAACTGTCTGGGATATTACGCCCAATACACGGAGTTGTTCGGGCAACCTCTGCGCGAAGGCACTTACGATATGTACAACGATGAGGCAAGGAGGGCCATGCTCCGCGATCTGACAGCGATGGGTGCCAGCGGAATATTCCTTCACCCGGAAGGGACCGAGCTCAAACTGCACGAAGCCGCGCAGAAGGCCGGAAGCGCCCAGCTTTACGAAACTTTGCTGGATTACTGCGACAATGCCGAAAGCAAGGCTCTGCTCGGAAACACACTCACAACACAAACCGACGACACCGGAACGCAGGCACTCGGGACTATACACAAGAACGCCGAAGAGGCCATCAATCACATGGATCGTCTGTATGTGTTGAATGTGCTGAATTACGACATGGCGGATATTTTTACCGCACTGGGAGTAAACGTCAAGAACGGCAGGTTCGAATACGAACAACCCAAGAACATCAATTTGGAGGCGAGAATCAACATCGACCGTACATTGCAGGCTATGGGATTGCCGATCAGCGACGATTATCTCTATGAAACTTACGGCGTGGAGCGTCCGGCCGACTATGATCGGCTCAAAGCCCGGATGTTGCAAGACCGATCCACCGAAGTCATAGAAACCGCAGGAACACTTCCGCAGAACCGTACGTCCGGGAATATTTGGAACCGCATGCGCGATTTTTTCGGCATCGCCCCCGACAACGATCCGGGGGCTTTAGAATGGTAGTCGAAAACCTGTACCGAAATGCGGCGGCGGAACCATCGGTCGTTTTCGATTTTTCGGAGGTGATGATGCGTATGCTCCACGACATCTACGAAAAGAAGTTCGACCCCCGGACTGAGATCGACCGGGAAATGTTCGAAGAGGTATGGGCCGAATTCAACCGTGCAGTGATGAACGGATACGGCGAGCCGACCCATACGGACGCGGGATTCGATTTCTACCAGGCACTGCGACGCAGCAATGCCGTATTCTCGGCCTTCAAGGTACACCGCATGCAAAACGACATGGCGGCACAACTGCTCGATGCCGACGGAAAACTGAAGCCCTTCGAAAAATGGCGTGAAGACGTGGCGGCGATTGCCGATCATCAGGTTGGCAGTTGGTTACGCACGGAATACGACACAGCCATCAAGCGGGCGCACCTGGCGGCCGACTGGCAGCAGTTCGAGGCCGAAGCCGATCTGTTTCCCAATCTGGAATGGCTGCCGAGTACCAGTGCAGAACCGCGTCTTGAACACATGGCGTTCTATGGTTTGATTTTGCCGATACATCACCCTTTCTGGCGTGAATACTTCCCGGGAAATGTTTGGGGATGCAAGTGCGGTATTCAATCGACCGATGCTCCGAGAACTCCCGAAGACCAGATACCGGTTACGTTGCCCGGCAGTGGTGCCGTCCCCGGCCTCGATGCGAATCCGGCCCACACGGGCGAAATATTCAGTCGGACCCATCCGTACTACACCGAAGCCTACAAAGGAGCAAAAAAAGCCGTGGAGGTCCTTCTCGACGAAATTTTCCCCGATTACGCCGACGTGAAGGTCGTACCGCAACACACCGCCGACTATACCGCACGCGTGAAGGAGATTCGACAACTGGCGAAGCCGCTTCGGGAAGAACCGCTGACGAACCCCGGATTCGACCGCCAGATCGAGATTACGATGCGAGGAATCAAAGAGTATCTGAACCAGCCCCACGTCCACTATGCACACAAGAACGAGCTGTTGTTAAATATTCCGGAGGTCATGCGCCACGCAAAATATATGGGTGCCGTACCCAATTTCAAAGATGTCCCCGGCCTGAAACAGTCGCACATCTTCGAAATTCGGATTCTGGGCGATAAAAGCTGGATCGTGGTACGCGAAACTACGGACGGACAGATATTGTTCCACAGCATTTCGGACTCCTCGCGCGTTTTGGAGGGGGTAAAAAAGTAACGGCCTCAAAACCATTCTCGCGGAACTACAATCCGCGCCGCAGGTTTCAAGGCCATCGTTACATTGCAAATGTAAGATGTTTTTCAACGGAATCCAAATAATTCTTCGAATTCCGCTCAAAGAGGAATAAAATGACGATTGAACAACTTCGAAAAGAACTGAAACAGATCGAATCCGGAACTCAGAAGTTCTTGCGCAACAAAATGCCCAGAATCACCGGACGCCTGGCCGTAAACCATTACCAGGCGAACTTCCGCAAAGGAGGATTCGTCGATGAAACACTCGATCCGTGGCCCGTGACCAGGCGGCAACTCTCAGGAGCGGGTAGGGCCGGAAGCAAATACGGGCCTCTGCTCAGCCGCCGGAACCATCTGATGAAATCGACCCGATACGAAACATCCGACTTTCGGACCCGTGTATTCAACGATGTGACTTACGCCCCCATTCACAACTGGGGCGGGGTAACGCATCCTACCGTTACCCCGAAGATGAGAGGGTATGCGTGGCACCAGTATTTCGCGGCTGGAGGAGGAAAAGCAAAAGGACATAACAAAAATACAAGAAACGAAACCGCAGAGATGTGGAAGCGCCTTGCACTGACGAAAAAAACGAAACTGACAATCCGCATCCCCCAGCGTCAGTTCCTCGGGCCGAGCAATACTCTTACCCGACAGATAATCGACAAAGGAGAGAAAGAACTTTATAAAATAATTGCATCGAATGAATGAAGTACTGATTGAACTGATCGCACGCCTGGGACAGCAGATCCCCGAACTGCGTATGATCGACGAAGATTACGGACAGTTGGAGCCCAATCCCGGCGACCAATATCCCGTCACGTTCCCGTGCGTGCTCTTGAGTGCCGTGGAAACCGAATGGAGCAATGCCGGCATCCCCCAGGTGAACGTCCAGAAGGGCACGGCAGAAATCACGGTGCGCCTGGCTGTCGATTGCTATGACGACACGCACGCCGGATCGGGAACCACAGACAAGATCGCCGAACGCGCCCGGCTGAACCGCTGCGTGCTACAAGCCCTGCAAGGGTACCGGCCCAAAGGCTCCATCGGCCCGATGTCGCGGATCCGCAGTCGCGCCTCCACGACGATCTACAACTGGAAGATTTACGATACGACCTTCCGATGGCCGGTCAAAGATCAGATAAACGAGGGAAAATAGCCGCTATTCGCCGCAGAAAAGAGCCAGCTGTGCCGCCGTGATACGCGGTTTGCGGACTTTAGGAACCGGCTGCACCTTCAAATCCTTGCACTCCCGGCACGCCTGGCGAATTACCGCCATGATCCGCTCCTCGGAGATGAAGAACTCCTGCTCCGACAGGATTTTCAAGGCGTCGTCGAAGCGCAGCCTCTGCACTTCCGTCCAGTAGTAATACCGGCGGATCAGCGCCGAGTTGCGCTGTTCGATCAAGTGTTTGTTGCGGCCGCGAGGCATCGTATCGGAATGAATGAAGTGCTTTTTGCAAAAATAATCATTTTATACTTCTTTTTATCGATTATATTCAATAATTTAACGAAAAACCGCCGGATTCATTCCGGCGGTTCAACAGTTGATCGGAAAACGGTCAATTCCCGTTCATTTTACGGGCCGTTTCCCATTGGGGCATCATATCTCCGAGCAGCTGCGGAAGACACAGAAAACCGCTCTCCGGGCAGTTGCCCTGATTGACCAGGCCGAGCAGGTAGGCGATCTCCTCATGCAGGTTCAACCAGCTTTCGACCGGGTCGCAGCCGGTATATACCTCGATGATGTAGCGGTCTTTCTCAAAACGTACCATCGCTGCCTCCTTTCTCGATGACGAGCCGTACGGGCTGCGCCTCGCGCAGCAGGCGGCGGAAATCGGCCATGAACGCCTCGCGCCGCTCCTCGTGACGCACCTGGCGAATTTCGGCGTAGAGCCGGAACAGATCACCCTCGGTGACCATATAACGCTTGCGAATCTTATTGTGTCCCATGATGATTTACTTGTTTGAAGGTTTAACGATCGGATTGGTGTTTGCGGGCGTTCTGATTTCCCAAGGCAGCCCCGCGACCGCAGTTAAGATGTACCGCCGGAAGTCGCCGGGGTGACGGCACAGGAACATTCTCGCCCAAAAGACGCTGTGCCATCTCGCGCGGAGCGTGGTACAGACAGTCTGCTTCGCGGTTGGCCTGCGCACGTTTATAGAGTGCCATCAGGATCCTGCTGCTTCGCTGACCGCCGTTCAGAACGCGGCTCACAGTCTGGCGGGTCACGCCCAGCTCCATGGCAATTTCGATCTGATCCCCCTGGTGAAGGCTCTCGCCGATCAACCACAGCAAGTGGAGTATCTCTGCCGTGATCGGCTCACCGCGCCGAGGGTGGCGGAGAGAACGTCTTATTGGCAAAACCTCATAACGGCCCGTTCTGCGAAGGGCTGGCAGCACCTCTGACGTTACCCATTTGCGGAAGGCTTTCGCTTCCTCTTTGCGTGATTGAAAAATAAGATGGTACAAACCGCTCTCATTGACTACTACCATTTGCTGTGTTCCCGAGGGGGTCGGTACTGGCGACCCCCTCCTTTCATCATCATCGAGAGCAGCCAAAGCATCATTGTGATTGGATAATCCAAGACACATACATACATCTTTACCGCAGAAATACGGCTCCCCATTGAGAAGAACGGTACGCACTTGTTGGTTTGAAGCGTTGAACGTAAACGCTTGCGGCAGTAAGATGCCAGCTTTATTCTTATTGACAGTCATAAATAAGAATTTGTGATAAAATAGCAACGCCCAACGTAGGTGTGACTGTCACATACGTTGGGCGTAAGTCGTCGGTCATTTCTTACCGACCACCATATTGGGCGTTGCCTTTTATCCTGTTCAAAAATCAGTTCTTGAATTCTGCCCAAGACAAATGTATGTAACAGTCAAGGGCAAAGGTAAAAACTTTTTTTCGGAAAACAAATTCGACTAATTTATATCGAATCTCTTGACAGGAATAAGAATTATCGCATATAAAAACGGGATAATTATGGTATCAACTGAATGACATTTGCTCCATTCTGGAGTTTTTCAATGGCTTCAGGCATCTGTTTTCCGATCGCCTTGAATCTGGCCCGGCACTCCTGCTTTATCGTTCCTATGTAATCGGACGGCCCGTGTTGGATAACATGTAATCGCACCTTTTCGACAAAATCTTCAATTATCAATTTCTCGGCGCGATCCATATCTCCAGTTAAAACACA